GGGGCATGGAGTAGCGGTGCGTTGTCCAGTCATTCTGGAGATGCCAAATCCAGAAGAACTGAATGTGCTCCTTTGCGTACGACTTGACGAGGCGCAGAACTGCAGCGGAGGGCTTGGAAATCGTCACAATGACGAGCCCGTTCGTATAGGAGTTGTCCTTTGCGAACGCAACAAACCGCTCGATATCCTTCTCCTGGAAGCCCTTGTCCTTCTGACTGAAGAGCACGAGGATAGACCCGATGGTATAGGCATTGACGCGGTCAAGCTCGGTGCGGACCACAGCCGTGGTTGTCTCCAGCTTGCGGCGTTCGAAGAACGTGCGAAGGGTTGCGAGTGCTTTCTCCTCCATTGTACGGGTCTCCTTGTTAGAGAGAAAGCGGTTCGTTTTTTCGTGGCATACCACAATGAAGCCGACGACCCTTCTCGTGGTCGCACTCTTTGTGCTGATGTTCGTTCTCTACCTCGGACGGGAGGGATTCCAGCCCGAATTTCTCGACAAGCGTCAGGTGGGACGGACCGTTGCACGGGAGCTCTCCTCGTACGAACAGATGACAAACCACATGAATCCGGCACCCGCTGCACTGGGGTCTCCCTCGGGGATGCAGACGCCTTTCCAGGTCAACCAATATAAATCCTACATTCCAGTATAATGCCGGGGTTTAGCAATGTCATCACGGGGGAGACACTCGCAGAGTCGAACAAACGTCCGGTGAAGCCGCCGCCGCATGGGTCCGCTCGCCGGAGGAGTCGTCGTCGCGCTCAGAAGGCTGGTCGTCAGGGTCCAGCTGAGCCTGCCGCGGCGCCCAACGAGCTGCGAATCCCTCTCCCGCTCAATCTCATTGCACCTCCGGGCTTCCAAGCGAGTCCTGAACGGGGAGCGCTCATTGCAAACGTGCCGGGCACCCCAGCTCCTCCGGGATTTTCGACCACGGGAGGCAGGCTGTACTATCCTGCTGTGCCCGGCTACCGGTTTTTCGGAGTGACCATGGACCGCCCCGGGGCTCTTCTCTATCAGCAGAGTGTCGGAGGCCGTCGTCGCTCGACGAAGAAGCGGTCTACGCGCCGCCGCCGGTAAGGAATAATGGAGTTTCGGGACTTTCCGGGCGAGCCGTACAAAAAGAAGAAGATTCCCAAAGCCTTGGCCGAGCAAGTGTGGATTTCCCGCATGGGACATCGCTTTGACGCCAAGTGTTACGTCTCCTGGTGCAAGAACAAGATTTCGGTGTTTGACTATGAATGTGGACACAACATCCCTGAGAGTAAGGGTGGCAAGACGACTCTTGACAACCTGATTCCCATTTGCGCGCGGTGTAACCGCAGCATGAGTGATACGTATACAATTGATGAATGGGTCGCGAAGTACCGGCCTCCGACCCGGTCCTGGATGTCGTGGTTTACTCGGCGATGAACATCTCATCCCACCCCGTAATCGGCGTAATCCGTTTGTACCCGACCGCATAGAGCGTGTCAAAGAGCTCCGTCCGAAGCTTCGACGCAGGAAGTCCCTCGGCCTCCCGCGCAGGACGCCAGGACTCAAACAGAATCCGAGGATACCCATTCCGCTTCAGCGTTTCCCGCGCGCCCAGGAGAACCTTCGCCTCAAAGCCCTCGACATCCATCTTGATGAGCCCAATGTTCGTCAGTCCAAAGGAGTCGAGAGTGGTCAGGGGAACCTGCACGGATGGACACACGCGGTCCTTGAAATCGATGCAGCTATTTCCCCCTCCATCCGGAGAGCGAGTGTAATACGTCGTTGTCCCGATGGTGTCTCCGAGTGCAGTCCGATGCGGTGTAATCTGGGACTCCAGACCCCGAAGGGCAATGTTGGCACAGAGGTAGTTGAACGTCTTCGGCGAGCATTCAAAGCTGTGGACACCGGCACAGACCTTCGCAAACCCAAGGGAGTAGGTTCCAACGTGAGCCCCGATATCCAAAAAGGTCTTCGTGGGGTCGATGAGACTTGCCGCCCAGTCAATGATAGATTGCTCATAGACCCCACGGTCAGCAAAGTCGCGGGCTATGGTTGCGTCCGGGAACACCATGCAGTCGGACCGAAGGCGCATGTAGACAGGGTCTTCGCTATGGAGGGACTTTTCTTTGAGGTAGTACATGCGTGGTTGACGGAACCCGCCTGTAAGTCTCAGAGGTCGAGCGCTGGAAGTGTCTTCTCCGCAGGTTTCGTCCCGTTCGTCCGATGCTCCACCACACTGTCCCAGAAGGACTGGAGCTGGGGCAGATGGTCGGACAGCCAATTCGGGTCCTTCGGAACGAAGTCCTTCTTTGTAGACTGCAGGACCCAGTAGAGAACCTGCATGTCTTCGGTATGCGTCTCGACGTCATAGACGACGCGTCCATCATCGTAGACTCCAAAGGCTCCCTTGCGAAGGCTTGACTTGGCCCACTCATTGTAGTTCAGGAGCTTGAAGCGAAACTCCACATACTCGCACTCGTCAATGCCCGTGCACTCCATTTGCATCTGCATCTGGTGCACGTAGGCAATCGGAATCTCCGGCTTCTCCACGCGGCTCATCGGACACTTGAACTCCACGAGACGTCCATACCTCCGCGGGTCGTCATCGAGCGGAACGATAAGCCCATCCGGCGAGGCTCCCAAGAACGGCACGCGTGGATGCTGGGCACACGAGACCTCCAGAATCGTACACCGCGTGGTCTCCTCGTAGAGCTTCTTGGCGATGGGCTCAAAGCGAGTGCCCCAGACCAGGGCCGGAATGGGGTTGTACTTCCAGGCGTCTGCCGTCGTGGGAGGCTCCAGCTTCTTCAGAAGCACCTCGCGACGTGCCTCCTCCGAGCCAAAGACCTTGTAGACCTCCGAGGCCGTAATCATTTCGCCTCGTTTCGCATGCCACTGGTCGGAACGCTGATCGTTTTGCCCGTAAAGACGGAGTACACGTTCAAAGGCTCGGTCGCGGAGCCAGAGCCGTCCGGTTTCTCCGAACATGAGTCGCTCAACGAGGGGGGCAACATGATGTTTGAGTGCTGTGTAGGAGAGTCCCGGTTGTAGAGCACGGCAAGCCAGTAGGAACTGGCGGACACGAGTCCCGAGATGAGTATAGGGGCGATTGTCAAGGAGCCACTGAGAGAGCGCATCCTCCATTACTCCTTTGTCTCTTCCGTTTGCGAAGGTTCGTTTTCCGGTGCGTGGAGGAGCGCCTGGAACTCCTCCTCGGAAATCCGCGGGATGACCAGCTCTTCGCGGTCGGGGACCTCGGTGCCATCCAGGAGTTTGGTCTCCGTCGTCATGTCCGCCCACATCTGTTGAACGAGGCTCTCGAGCTCGGCGGTGTGGGCCTCAAGTTTCGTGAGGTCGGCTCCAACCTCAGGCACCCGGGCCAGGGGGTCCACGGCAATCTCTACCGTCCAGAAGTCGTCGGGAAGCTTCGTCTCGCTCATATCGTAAGGAACCCATTTTCTATGAAAGCGCCGAACACACCCATGGAGACAATTGCATCGAAGGAAGACATGGTGCTTCGGCGCCTCTCGGCATTCTATAGCGAGGCAACCATTCTCGCACGCATCAAGCCGATTCTTCTTGGAGAGTCCAAGATTAGCCTTCGCCTTCTGGATTGGCTCGTGACAAACTACGCGAAGAAGCACAACATTGCGTATCTCACGAAGGCTGGGCGCGATGTCAACGTCTACCTCCGCTACAAGGCGAACTTGCGTGCGTACAGCAAAAAGATGTTTGACCCGTTCTGCCGCTGGAAGAAGATTACCTTCCTGGGCCTCAACACCACCGTCGGACAGCTGAACTTTTTCCACTGGGTGCTGGAAGATGAGGTTCTGGAGTACCTGGAGGAACACTATGATGCGGTGCAGGCCGACATGGATTCCTGCTCGACGACCATTCAGCCCAAGGAGGGCGACCGGCGAAAGCGTCATGAGCTCTCTCGGTCTGCCACCAAATCCATCACACTGTCAGCGTTTACCCTTTCGGTAAAGTTTGACTAGCAAGCATAATGGAATCCCTTCTGGTCCCCGGATTCATCTACACAGACATTTCTCCGGACATCACGGAAACAGACATTGACATCGTCTCGGACCTCTGGACCATGGACGGGCGCGAGGTCT